ATGAAGATGAAAGAGCTGGTTCCCGGTCTGCTGAGCTGTCCCGGGGTACCGCCAGCCTGCCAGCGGAAGGCGGTGGACCTCGTTAACCGGTTTCGTCGCGGGGAGAGGAATTACCATGAACTGAAGGAAAAGGGATTCGGGTATATCAAGATTAATGTTGGTCCGGACTGGCGGTTACTGAGCAGGAACCGGGGACAAACCTGGGCGCTGTTGAGTCACGAGCGATACAACAATATGAGACTGAGGTAGAGCAAAATGACTGATTTTGGTTCAACTAAATATAACGCCAGTTTTGAAGAATGGCATGAAGTGTTAATGGACTATGCCGGGTTACGTGGTGGAAGTGCCGCCGATGCCGAAGCATGGCGCGATGACTATGAAGCTGGAAAAACGCCTGTCGAAGCATATTGCGATGAGTGGGGTGATGAATGAGCAAAATTGACTATCAGGAGCTGCGTGAGGCGGCAGAAAAGGCAATGCATGACGACTGGGGATTTGACACGGACCTTTTCTATGAGCTGGTAGAACCATCGATTGTGCTGGCTCTGCTGGATGAATGCGAGACGCTGGCAACTGAGAATGCGAAGCTGAAGACAGCACACCCTCAACTGTTCGGGAAAGCTGAAGGAGCGACAAAATGAGCAAGCCAACCGACGAAGAAATAGTTCGGGTGTTGGAAGAACACGGGCGCTGTATGACTTACGTCGTGACCAACTGGCTTAGGGATAAATATCGCACACTCAAAACGGCATACGTTTTGCGTCGTCTAAAGAAACTGGAGTTCGACGGGAAAGTAAAGCGCGTTAACAGTTCTTATATAAGACAAATTTGCTGGGAGGCAACCAGTGAGCGAGATTGATTATCAGGCGCTACGGGAACGTTATTCACCTAAGCCAGTACCTGAATGCTCTGTTTGTGGCGAGGAAATGTCAATACAGCGCATATCTGGAGCACATGTTGTTTATGCCTGTTCCGGTGAGGGTGATGACGGATATTTTAAGATAGGGCGTACTTTTGCAGACGAACATTATGAAGAATCACGCGTAACAGTAGTTGATGATAGTGATCCCGATGTGATTGCACTACTGGACGAACTGGAGGCAGCAAAATCAAAACTCAACGAGCAGCGTGAATATTACGAGGGAGTAATCGCGGATGGGAGTAAGCGTATTGCAGAACTGGAAGCACGGGAAATAAAACCAGCCAAAGGCGAAGTTCTTGTCGTTGTATCTGGTTTTACTGGTTGCGGAAAAAGCGCCATTGCCGGGGAAATAGAAATCGCGATGAAGGCTATTGGTGTGCCGGTTCTATGGACTAATGGCGATGCGGAAAAGCGCATGACAGGAGCTGACTGGCTGACAGCGATTGAGATGTACAAACCAAATGTGCGCATCGTGGAAGTTAATGTGCCACGCGTCGCTGGCATTCGCACCAAAGGAGAGTGATATGGCGTTAACACACCGCGAACTCTGTCAGATTGCGTACAAGTTCCTTAAGCGCAACGGGTTCAAGGTTTGTTTTCATGACCGCTTTATAGCTGTAACCAGTACCGGAGAACAGCCAGATGCTATGGGATTCAGAAATTCAGCATCATGCCTGATAGAGGCGAAATGTTCTCGTGCTGACTTGTTGGCAGATAGAAAAAAGCGTTTTCGTAAAAATCCATCTCTTGGAATGGGCGACTGGCGATTCTTTATTAGTGAGCCGGGAATTATTTCAATTGAGGATTTACCACCTGGCTGGGGATTACTTCACGTTGTTAACGGAAGAGTACGGAAAGTACATGGGTGGCCCAGGGGTAATTGCTGTTGGGGTAATCCTGACGATAAGCCATTTACTGGAAATAAGCAGGTTGAATGCGATTACATGTTATCTGCATTAAGGCGCATGGAGTTGAGAGGGCACCTTAATGAAATATATGACGGTGTAATTGTTAATAAGAAAGAAGGAAACGCAGCATGATCACTATTACCAAAGAGCGACTGCTGACAATCCAGCAGTGGCGCGAAACATACGGACCGGGTAGCAACGTTGTACTGCCAGCAGAAGAAGCGGAAGAACTGGCACGGATTGTACTGGCATCGCTGGAAGCGGAACCGGTGGCGTGGATGTGTGATGACGAAGATGGTCGTGAATATAACGGTCATAACGAGTTTTCTTATGGAAGACGCGGGATTCCCCTTTACGCCGTCCCGCCAGCGCCGAATGGATTGGTTAAAGCCGTAGCTTTCTATGAGCAGGTTAAACGTGAAAATCCGCCAGTTGAAACGGGAGCATGGAAAGACGCCGTTGACTGGGTGCTTAAACAAGCTTGTCAGGCTGTAAACACTGGCATCAATGAAAGAAGAACAATTGAAGAAAATGATGATTGAGCCGGAAGCAGCAAAAAAGCGCATTGCAGAACTGGAGGAGCGCCGGTCATGAGAAAAATCAGTGGAATGTTGAACCTGGAGAAGGCCAGGATGCAGTTGCGTGTTTTGTTATCAGGACCGGTTCCTGCGATCACTCCGATGTCGCATGCCGTGGCAATTAAAGTTGTGCCTGATGCTCCGGATGCGAGTGAGCGGAGGGTGGCTGAACTGGAACAGGCCTGCGCTGCCGCGGGCATTCGTATCAAAGGGGAACAAGTGAAATGAAACTGAAGATGCAGGCAATGGACGGCCCGGTGATTATAGAGAGTAGTGATGTGACACAGTTTTACCCTGACCATGAAAGTGGCGGGGAACTCACCGCTGTTGAGTACCTTGCTGACGGGGGAAGAATCACCGCGAGGGTGAGGCACTCTTTTTATCAGGTTGCTGCGGCACTTGCCGGGGCATGGCGTGCGGATGATGCATCAAAAAGCGGTGGGTGAGGACTGTGCCGGAATGATTGTCTGTTCCGAAGCTGCTGAACCGCGACATAAATTTTTTATGTTGCGGTGAAGCAGCCGGCAAACGAAGAGCGTCAGCGTATCAACAGTTAAGGAAAATATCTTCTGAAGCCGGACGCGACAGTCAGTCCGGTGGTGCTCGTGTGGTGAAGTGTTTAGCCTGCATCTTTGACAGGGTTCAGTTATAAGCATTTCGGAAACCGTTCCCCGGCGCAGTCTGCCGGGATTTAAGGAGTTTATTTATGGCGCTACCTGCAGAAAGCCTTATTGCGCATACGCTCAGAAAAATGAAGGCCAGCATGGCAGAGAAAGCCAGTCGTGAGGACGGGAGGATACGCAGTGGGCTGTTGTTTACCGGCAATGTTCACGATTCGTATCCCCGCAGGCTGTTGCTGGATACGCGCCTTTCTCCCCTTGATAAAACTGCGTGGATGATGATTCGTCTGCATGCCCTGAATAATGAGGGCGCAGTATTTCCGACGTACGATGAACTGCAGTTACAACTGGCATCTCCCGGGTGCGGGAAGGCGTCCCGTGAAACAGTGAGCCGGGTGCTGACAATGCTGCGGCTTACGGGCTGGCTGAGTCTGTGTAAGCGGGTCAGGGATGAAAAAGGGCGGGTCCGGGGGAATATTTACGCCCTGCATGATGAGCCACTGACCTGCTGTGATGCAGAAAAGTTTGACCCACGATACCTGGATATGGTTCTGGATACTGTGAGCAGGAGCCGGAACAAGACAATCCGGCACACAGCCAGTGAAGTGCTCAGTGATATCAAAAATGAGCCCGGTATGCGGCATTACCACAGCCATATCACTCTGTTTGAATCGCGTATGGGGGCAGCACAGACACCTGGTCAGCTGGCGGCGCGTCAGCGGGTGAACCCGATGGTGAATGAAAACACAGGCAGAGAGAGTGGTTCGGATTCCGTACATACCCCTGCACCTGTCGTGCAGGTAACCGAACTCAGTGCTCCGTTAACCGAACTCAGTGAAAAACAGGAAATGAGCCCACTCAGTTCGGATTCCGTACCGCCTGAAAAATCAGTAACTTATCACTCGGTTCGGAAACCGAACAATTACGTACGTAATATCACACACAGTGTGATTAAAAATACGTACGTATTGCCTGAGTCGGTGAAATCGCAAATCAGCACAGAAGACACGGACATGCTGACAAAACAACTGCAGGCGTTGCCGGAAGAACTGGCAGGTAGTGTGCTGAGCAGCCTGTCACAGATGCTCAGCAAAAACACGCTCCAGAATCCGGTTGGCTGGATGCTGGCTGTGATGAAACGTGCGCGTGAGGGAAGTTTTAATACGCCGGATATGTCCGTGCATGAATCCCGGTCGCCAGCCCGTGCACCATATCAGCCTGTGTACAACCGTGATGAACGTGAACGTCGTCGCAGGAAAGTGGCGTCACCTGAAACGGTGAGCAACATTGTCGCAGAATTCCGTGCCAGCCTGAAACGTGCAAATGCTGCCCGTCTGGCGGCGCGTGTTTGATGGTTAAAAATCGTACGGTGTTGGCAGTGCCAACAGTGGTTAAAAATTGCGCGGTGTTGGCAGTGTCAACAGTGGTTAAAAATTGTGCGGTGTTGGCAGTGCCAACAGTGATTAAAAAATGTACGGTGTTGGCAGTGCCAACAGTGGTTAAAAATTGCGCGGTGTTGGCAGTGCCAACAGCGGTTAAAAAGTGTACGGCGTTGGCAGTGCCAACAGTGATTGAAAAATGTACGGTGTTGGCAGTGCCAACAGTGATTAAAAAATGTACGGTGTTGGCAGTGCCAACGGTGATTAAAAAATGTACGGTGTTGGCAGTGCCAAC